TGGTAAAGGAATCAATTTTTTTCTTTAACTTTTTTTTGCTCTTCCCAACTTCCTATTAGATATAAAAGATCAATTACACGCTTTCTTGCGGCCAAGATGCGGTCATTGTTAAAGCTATCAAAGTCTTTGTTTTTCATTAAAAAGGCAATGTTGATTGACTAAAAGATTCTTGCTTTTTAGGTAAACACCAAAGATGTTCTTTCTTTCCATAATTACCTATTACAAAGTCTTTTGTTTTTTCTAGTTTGCCATCATCAGATAAGTTTGTCATAGCTCTTCTGATTGATGTTATAGGGCAGTTTAATCCTGAGACAGAAAGCACCATTGATGGGCTAAGTGGTGTTTCGTATTGCTTAAAACAGTTTATGATCTTTTGTTCTTGTGTTTTAGCTTTTGTTTGTGACCTAGCTAATTCGTCAGGATTTTCTTGAATGGTGTTAAAAAAAGTCATGGTGCAAAATCTTTAACAAGATCATTAGGTTCTACTTCTTTTTGTAGTAGATCAACAAGATAATTTGTTTGTTCGTGTAAAGAATCTATTTTTTCATCAATATCTGAAACTGAATACAAGCCAGCATCAAATTGTTTCATCTGGTTTAAGTAGGCACTTCCATATTTATTTATTTGATGATAAAGAACACCATGCAAGTTTTGAAGACTTTTTTCTGCCTCATATAAAACATCATGTAATTTTTTACATTCAGAATAAGGATCTACTTCTTGTGTATTTCTTTCCTGTTCCCATACTGGAATAGTTGAAGTTTTGGGTTCTTCGTAAGTTGTATTTGTTGATGTTTGATGTGTAGTGTCTGTAATAGAAACTGTTTCTAAATTGTTGTTTGATTTTAATTCTGGTTGTTTTTGTGATGAATTTATTTTGGCTCTATATGAATAAAAAGCATTATTTACTTGATGATAAGTAGGTACTTTATTGCTTCCAGCCTCAGAACAAGCAGTTTTCCAAATTTCAACAGCTTTGCTAGGATTTTTTAAATAACTTATAAATGGTTTTACCTGAGATTTATTAGTTGGTAAAATTTGACAATTATCAGATTGCTGTAATATTTCGCAACGAAACTCATAGAAACCTCTTAAATCTCTTGCTGAATCTTGTGTTATTGGAGAAGAACTACCAGTTAACTTACTTGATTCTTCTTTTAGATAGTCAGGCCAAGAACGACCACCTTTTATTCCTCGATAAAGTTTATGTCTTTTAATTTTTAGTAAAGCAGCACCTATAGCTAAATCTCTTTCCATTTTTCCTTGAAAAGAAGTTTGAATTACTGTTTCAGTTTCAATAAGTTCTTTTTGTTCTTGTTCTGTCATAGGAGACTCTTCAAGAATCTCCGTATAACCAACAACATCTGGTGTTATTGCACTACTCATTTTCGTTACCTACTTCTGGACTAATAACATCAGCAAGTTTTAAAAACTTTTGTTTTGCTAGTGGTAAAGATGGTAATTGTTCAAAATCACTATTCTTTGCGTGTTGTGCAAGTGTAATGATTTTTTCTAATCTTGATTCCATCTGATTGTACCATTTAGCTATTTCTTTATCAGTAGCAGCAGCACTTAATAGAGTAACAGTCATGTTTAAAGTATCAGGTCTTAAAACAAGATTGTAAGCAGTATTCAAATATTTTGCTGCTTTTTTGAGGTTCGATAAAACTGAATTATCAGTAATAGTTTTCTTACCTAAAGAAGTTAAATAGTTGTTTACAGAATTTACAATATCTGCAATAGGAATAGGTTTGTTTTGATTTAACCCATGTTCTTCAGCACCTCTTAATGCCATCATTGGAGATGTCAAAAAAGTTCCGTTCCATACAAAAGATTCCCAACTAGGGTCTTTCAACATTCGATCAGAAAGAGCATGAATGTTCTCTTCCATTTCAAGCTTAAGAGCTTTTGGTGTAATCTCATCTAAGAGATAATTACCGATTTGCTGTGATTTCTTTTCACGCATTGGATAAGTAGTAAGAGTCATTTAGTGAATATAAGACATATACTCTTCAGAGTGTATATGCACTAAATACAGGTGTCAATAGAATTAATTAATTTTGTTTAAATTTAGCCCATCTTTGTTTTTGTCTATTGGCAATCTTTTGATCATAACCACCATCAATTATTGCTTGTTTAGTTTTTTCTGGATAGTACATATATCTCTGAAAATAATGATCACCAGTGATATAATGGATTCCTTCTTTAAGGATTCCTTTTTTTCTAAATGAGCTTATGGTCATTCCTCCAATACCAATTTTTTTTGCTGTTGTCATGCCATTAAACAAACCTTTTTGTGCATATTCTTGATTACTTATTTCATTTAAATATTTAGAATAATCATTTGGGACATATTCAAAAGGTTTTATATAACCATAAAATTCTTTCATCACTTCATCATTACGTTTTGAATTGTAAGAAAGCTTACCTTTCCAATCACCTGATTGTATTTTAAGCAGTAGTTTATATCTTCTTTGTAGGTTTGGGTGAGTAAATTTATATGCACAACGATATTTTTCTGTTCGAAATGTCAATCTACATTGTAAGTATCCCTCTAATGCAATTTTTAAGTATTTGATTTTAAGTTCAATCCATTTATCAATATCAGTTTTTTTCCAAAAATGTGTTTCTAATTTGTGGCAAAGGTGAATTTCCTCTATTCTAGATGCTTTAGGAATCCAATTTTTTTGAATAAGTTTTGATATGTAATGAAAAGGATAACCAGTTAGTTCAGAAATATCATTTGCAGAATATTCATCTGCATTGCAGTGTTTTTTAGAGTTAAATTTGTATTTTTGTGTAACTCCAAGTTCATCTTTCAATAGCTTTCTAATCCACTCCCTAGAACAACCAAACTTATTAGCTATGGATTGCAGTGTGTGACCATCTTGCCTCATTTGTAAGATAGTTTGATTTCTTTGTTGTTTTTGTTCTTTATATTCTTGAACAGTTTGAATTTTGTAGTTTTTCATAATGATTTTAATTTAAAGTTTGCTAATTGATCTTTTACTTTTTGTGCTTCTGGTGGAAGTGCAGCTTTTTGATCTTTTATATTTTTTTGTATAAGCTTGTTCATCAGCTTTTCTGTTTTAGCCCAGCCTTCTTTTCTCATGTTGTGAATTTCTCGAACAACGTCTATTGGTATATCTACACCAACATTGTTTCTTATTTGACCATCTGAATCTCTGTATCCATGAGAGATAATCTGACCATCTATGTCATATTGAGGATTAGCTGCATTGCAGTAACATATAAGAGCTAAATCCTGACCAGAGAACCGCCTTCCCTTGTCATCAATGTCATAGTCTGGCAAGTGATTGTTTATTAGTTTGTCTGAATTGTTGATAATGCCTGTATCATTGCAAGCATAACAAGTGTATTTAGGTGCGTTGAAAGTAACTTCTCGATCAACAGCAGACCGCTTGTAATTCTTCATGGGGTGTTAAAAGGGTGTATTTTGTTTGGGTTTTCCTAATGTAGTTTTTTTATTAGATACTGTCAACAAATATTGCTCATATTGACCATTTTTAAGGTATCTAAAACAATCAGGAAACAATGGTGTAAAGTTATCATTTTTTAATTGCTTTGATCTAGCTCTTATATCGGCCTGTAAGCAGTCAAGTATCTTTTCCTGTGTCTTTTTACTTAACTTACTAAATTCGGCTTTTGCAAGCTTTTTAGATTGTGATACAACACGCATTGATGTAGGTATCTTTCTATAAGCTTCCCAGAATGGTTCAAAAAATATATCTACAGGTTTTTTCTTACCTAAAGTTTTATAGTTATTTGTTTTAGTTAACATTGTTTTAGTTAGGGTCGCTGACAA